TGACGGACCATAGAGAGAAGTCCAACTAAATATCAGTTCACGGATCTGTGCCGGAGATGGACCAGTAATCTTGATAGCATCAACAATGTAACGTTTATTGGTACTTCGATCAACAGCATAACAGATCGCAGCAGTATCACCGACCATAGCAGGATCAAGACCACAGATAATGCTAAAGCCAGAAAGATCTTTCGGATGACCTGGATAACCTGGTTCAAGACGACCTGACTTTCTCATCCCGTCAATAGAACCTTTAACACATACTGGGTCAAAGGCGGCGTTCTCGGAGATATCTTGTTGTTGATAGACTAGCGCCCAAGTAGATGAGTCCATCGCTTGGCGTTCGTTGTAAAGGTTACGTCCAGACCAACGTGGGTATAGGCCGTCCTCGTTCTTATCAGATTCTGCTTGCCCATCAAATGGAGCATCGGATGCGGGCCATAGCGTAACCCACTTGTCGGGGTCCTCATCTATCTCCAGCAGGGCTGGCATAGCCAAATACTTCCAAGGAACTAGCCCACCTGGGTAGCGATCTTCTTGGCGTAGCTCGCGGTAGAGATCCACCGAGGCCACACGGGTTCCAATAACGATCAACTTACCTGTTGGGTTCAAACGAGATCGCACGTCCTGGGTTAACCAACGGATCTGCTTTTCAAACTCATTGGCGTTCTTTAAGGTCACAGCGTCGTCTACGATAATCATATCTGCACGCTTACCGTAGATCTGACCACCGATACCGACGGCTTCGATGTTAGGATCCTTTTCAGATGACTCACGGAGTTCATCACCAAAGGTGACACGGGTTGCCTGCCACGAGGCAGTCTTAGAGTTAAACCCTACGCCAGCAGCATACGCAGTCTGTAATTCTTGATACATTGGATGCGTCAGACGTTGCTTGATGGCGTAGAGAAAGTCGGCAGCTAACTGCTGCGTTTGGGATACAATCAATACTCGAAAGTTAGGATTCTTACAAACCTGCCACGTCACATAGTCCACAGTGATTGTGATGGACTTGGCGTGGTTGGGAGGAATGTTAATAAGGATACGGTTGGCTGCAAGGCCAGGTTCAAACTTCATAGAAGGGTGTAACCACCCTGGCTCTCTACCTTCGATCACATCTACGATGTTTTGCTGATGGGGGAAGGTACGGCTATGAAGAAACTTCTGGCGAAACTCTGCGAAGGTTAAGTCGTGAACATCGCCGGAGGCGAACTGCTTATCCTTTAACCCTAGGCGGGTTCGGTCAATCTTATCTGCAAAGATCTTGTCGGTACGACGGTAGTACTCATAAGTCTTGATGGACTTGCCAGCTGAGCTGCAAGCGGCGTCAATGGTCATACCTTCTGAGACACAGCCAAGGATGATTCTTTTGGCTATGTCGGCGGAATTATCTGCCACGTAATGTCTCCTTAGATTGTGGGAAACGGACGGGCCGGAATTGGTTTCTCAATGGTGGGTTAAAGCGATTTGATTAATGGTGGGCTATTAATAGACCCGTCTCCACTAAAAGGTGCCGACCAGCAGCGGGCTTGACGCCCGAGCGAAGCCACAGCGAGTGAGGGGTAAGTTGGTACTCGGCCTAGGGGCCTCGCCAGAGGACCGCGTAGGGGCTATCCTCACTACCGCCCCTACTATACTTAAGGCAGGAAAAATAGGTCATTTCCCGTTTTCGTGGAGTGACGTTCGTCACACTGTATAAAAGTCCTGTTCAGGGCTCACTTTAGCGTATATTTTTTTCTGGGGAGTATAGTAAAGGTCCGCGCCGAAATTCACTATGAGGGGTCGCGTTTTTGCCGTCTGGCGGTCTAGTCCTGCGGTCTATTCTGTCGGTCTAGTCTGCGAGTGTGTAAAGTTCTGTGAGGGCGCACTACCGCATCGGCACGGCGTGACCCCTAACCCTTAGCCCTTTAATTAAGTAATGACCTCTCACTATCTGCCAGCCAGCCAGCCAATAGATCAAGCTCTAGCCCTATCGCCTAGCCTCTCACCCTTAGACACGGCCGGCCTCACCCCTCACTCTTTCGACCCGCGAAAGATCACCCCTCTAAGTGTTGCGTATAGGGTAGAGATAGGCATATAGTTAGCCTAGTGAGTAAGAGCTCACTACTACCGAAAGGGATAACCCGTGAGAAGATTAACCGCAGCGGAGATCATAGAAGAGAATAAAAGAATATATGCAGAGAATAATATAAAGAACTTAGACGACCTTAACGCGTTCACTCTTAAAGAGCGCCTAGAAAATAAAGAGCAATTAGATCCCGCACTTAATTGTGAGTGTGGATATCAACACTAATCAACGAAAGAAAAGGGAGAATAAAATAATGATTACTCAAGAGAAAACACTACCCGCACTACTAGAAGAATTAGGCGTCACTATTAACGCGGTACAGATAGATCACCCCGAAAGTGCGCCTAAGTGGGCAATAGATCACACTCACGCTTACCGCGTGACGGTTAAGTATGACGGCAAGCGCACTAGCCTTTACTTTTATTGCGGTTATGGCGTAAAGGGTGGACCTAGTGTTGCCGATGTAGTTTATGCACTAGCGCGTGATTATGACTATTCCGCCTACACAATAGAAGAATTCGGCGGTGAGTATGGGTGGAATTTTGAGACTAGAGAGACTTACCGCGCCGTTAAGCGTAACGCGGCAAAATTTAAGCGCCTATTTTCTAGCGATGAGATTCGTCTATCTATTGCAGAGAGTGAGTACTAATATGAGACTCACTAGACGCGGGCGTATCGTGCGGGCGTTACTTATCGGGGCGGGGATAGCTCTCGCCCTATGGTTTATCTCTTCCCGTCTATGGTATACGGGCGAGGGCTATTGTGTAGGCTCTATGGTTAAGTGTATCGGCGGGCTATAGCGTAGAGGCGTACTATCTCGCACGGGCTAACCCGTGCGGGGTAGTCTGCACCTAACTACAGGGCAGAATAGAGAGAGGGCAAGATATGAAAGAGTGCGCTAAGTGCGAGAGCACAGAGCTAGTTTACAGCGGTACAGACGCCTTTATCCTAGGCGTACCTACGGAGACATATTGTTATCCGTGCGCTAATAGGATCAAGCGCGAGAGTGAGGCGGTGAGCGCGTGATAGTGGAGAGAGTGCGCCCTAGCGGGGCGCTAGTAGTGAGCGCTCTAGTCTATTGGCAAGGCGTGCGGTGGCTAGAGAGTGCCACCTATTACGGCTATACGGTAAAGGGCGCGAGGGCTAGCTACCGCGAGAGCTGCGCCCGATTAGGTTATGAGATAGTTAAAGATTAAAATACGGTATAGTAAGGCACGGCGATAGGTTATCTCTCGCCCTCTCTCTACGGTAGAGGGAGAGGGCGAGGGAGGGCAGATCGCCCTAATTAAAGAGAAAGAGGGCAAGATATGAATAAGTACGGCGCACTGTGGAAAGAACTATCAGTAGAGGTAATGGCAGAGACTACCTATCAAGCGCAAGGGCTAGCGTTGCCACTATTGCAGAGCAAGGCGGGCCGGCGCAAGGTTAAACAATATGAGATCACCGTCGCGCTATTGCAACTTAAAGGCGTGGATTACGTTCACGTGGCGATGTAAGGGGGCCGGCGATGAGCAATAAGGCTAAGCGTCATACAATAATTAAGGATACATACACGGGAGAGATCTTAGCGGTGGCAGATCTAAGCGAGGCGAGGGCGAGAGCAATCGTCAAGGCTTACCTCAAGGCCGGACTCTTCGTCGAGGCGGTAGCTTAGATAGTGGCGTACTATCGTACTCTATCTATACGGTAGAGTATGGTAGTATCTTACTAGACGGTAAGGTAGATAGGTTAGAGAGAGGATAAGTAATGCAACTACAAGAGATAGATACGCTGCAAGATCTAAAATTATGGGTTGAGGAGAATATGCCAGGGGCATATGTCGAGAGTGAGGGCGAGATCACGATCTACACCGGTCTAGCCTCCACTATGGGAGGATATCTTCACCCAATAGAGAAAGAGAGGGCGAGTAATGGATAAAGAATTACTTATTAAGGCGTTAGATATTGCTATTAGCGTGTTCGATTATGAGCAAGATTTTTTTAAGGCTGATGAACTGCGTGATTACCGCGATCAACTAGCGAAAGAGGGAGAGTAATGGAGCTGGCAACCTGTAAAGTATGCGCGAGCGACTTCGATCTTGAAAGTATGATTGAAGATATAGAAGGTGCTAAGTATTGCCTATTCGATAGCAGTGAAATCTGCCTAGTATGCGGTGTGTATGAACATAATTGCGAGGGAGAGTAATGGGGTATTATGACGGAGATCCTTGGTCTAATCACATATTGAATGAGATCAAGTGTGCAGAGTGTGAGGAATATTTTGACGATCAAGAGGGAGAGGGCAATATCTGCCCACCTTGTATACTGAAAGAGAGGGCTAAATAATGAGAGTAGGAGAACTATCAGGAGAATTGCAAGCACCTAATAAGTGCTGCAATGAATATGATCTATGGGTAGATTGCGATAGGCAGGGGCACGAAGAGGGTTGCTTCGCAACCCATTGCAGTA